TGAACGTGAAGCTGAAATAATGAGGGATAGAAGAAAAAACATGAGAAAATAATTAATAATAATAAAAAATAAAAAAATGGCACCATTCAAAATGAAAGGATCTGCATTTTACGGACACGGATCAACAGCACCAAATAAACAAAAAGAATCACAAGCTGACAAAGCTAAAAAAGTAGTAGCAAGAGATAACACCTCGGGTAAGGAGCTTAAAAACTTTGATGTACAAGATATTTCAGCTGTACAAACAGATAAAAAAGGAAATAAGTTTGTAACATCATTAATGGATGACGAATCTTACTCTGGATTTGATGATAACCCAGTTACAACATCAAGAAAAGGTTTTAAAAATTTTGACTTTGATGTAGATAGAACTGCACCAAGAGATACTTTTATGGTTAGTAAAAATTATCCACAAGGTTCTTTAATTGATGAAACTGAAATGGAAACTGGTAAAGCACAGATAAAAGGCTTTAAACCAAGAAAGAAAAATTACTAGTGTTAAATAAACTTTTGTCTGGTGGTGCTGCCGATCTTATAAAGAATGTTGGTGGTGTTATAGACAACTTGCATACTTCAAAAGAAGAAAAGCTAGCAGCTGAACTTAAAATCAAAGATATGGTTATGGGTTACGAAGCTGAAATGCAAAAGCAAGTAACAGAAAGATGGAAAGTAGACATGAACTCAGATTCGTGGTTAAGCAAAAATATAAGACCATTAGTTTTAGTATTTTTAGTTGTAACAACAGTATTATTGATATTTATTGACGCTGGAACTATAACTTTTAAAGTAGAAGATAAATGGACAGACTTATTACAATTAGTATTAATAACCGTGATCGGTGCCTATTTTGGTGGACGATCATTAGAAAAAGTAAAAAAATAAAAATATGAAATCAAAATATTTTACAGTAGAAGTAAAACCAACAATAGCTGCTAGTAAACAAGCGTTAGCCGCATTTGCAGATGGAGATTTGCTTTTTGATTGGACTTCGTTTCAAATACCAAGAGGACCATGTAAATTAGTAAATGCTACTATTATATCAAAATCAGCTGATGGCGTTGTAAATTCACACGCATTAAACTTGTATTTTGCAAAATCAAGAAGTAAAATAGCACCCGTTACCTTAGGAGTAATACATGCAACAGCGTTAGGAGCTACAACTTCTTCAAATGAAATAATAGGCGCTTGCCAAAGCGAAGAGGCTGATACATTTGTAGGTTTAGATCACTTAACTATTCAGTCTGCAAAAACAATTAGTCCCAATATGGTTCTTGAACCAGAGCCAAACAGTGGTGATACAGTAGGTCTTGACACGTTGTATGTTGGTGGTATATCTGTTGATGGTACACCAACTTTTGCATCTACAGTGCAGTGTAACGCTATTCAAGCAACAACTCAAGCTGTTTTAACAGTTAAAACTACTAATGCTGACGATGTGTTTGCTATAGGTGATGTTTTGCATGATGAAAATGATAGAGCTCTTGGCACAGTTAAAAGTGTAGATAGTGCTACACAAATGACAATGACGGCTAACTTAGCTAACGCAACTGTAAACAATAAAGACGTATATTGTATTAATCCAATAAAATTAATATTATCGTTTGAAAAATAAAAACAATTAACAATTAAATTAAATTAAATTATGGCAACAAAAGAAAAATTAGTAAACTTAAAAGCAGAAAAAGTAACTGCAGAGCAATTAAAACAAATTCAAACAACGGTCAGCATGATCAACAAAGCTCAAAATGAGATTGGTGCGTTAGAAATAAAAAAACACCAATTGATACACGCTATTAGTGGTGAAGAAAAAAAATTAGGTGAATTACAAGCTGAGCTGGTTAAAGAGTACGGTACTGTTAATATCAATATTAATGATGGAACAATAAACTACAGGGAAGATGTCAAAGCTGATAAGAAAGATTAGTATAGGCGCTAACTATAAGAATGACGCTATGCACTATGCCGTGGGGCAAGAAGTGTATGGTGGTCATACTATATGCGATATTATAGAAGAAGACGATAAGTTTTCTATTTATATTAAAAAAAATAAAGACGTATTGCCTTGGAAAGATTTTAACAAAAACATGGCAGTGTCTGTAGAGTATAATTTAGAATATTAAAAAAATGGCATACACACAAAGTAAAAATCCTTTTAAAAAGCTTGACAACGAGGCTAAGCAAAAAGAAATAAAATCTTTTATTAAAAGCAATATGAACAAAATGTCTGATGTTGATTTAATGAAAAAAATTAGAAAAATGTCTGACAACAAGACAGAATACAATTGGAATAATAAAAGCGGTAAAGTAGAGTCTCATCCTGTGAAAGGTCAAGATCATCCTGATTACAGGGGTAATTACGACGAAGTAGATTAGCAATGAACAGCGTGTACAATTTTGTTGTAACACCAAAAGGAAGTAGATATAATAACACTAAAGAATTAGAAGAAGGAAAACTTATTCTTAACACAGAAGTGTTTAATCATGAGTATGTTAATAGAGAGGCAATTGTAATATCTACGCCTATAGTGGGAAAAACAAATATAAAAACCGGCGATACAGTTGTTTTGCATCATAATGTCTTTAGAAGATGGCATGATATGAAAGGTAGAGAAAAAAACAGTAGAAGTTATTTTGATGAGTCTACTTATTTTATAACACAAGATCAAATCTTTTTATACAAAAAAAAAGACGAATGGCAAGCTCCAAAAGGATATTGCTTTGTAGCACCTTTAAAAGCTACTGATCAATTTAACACTGAGTCTGAAAAACCATTACAAGGTATTGTTAAGTATTCAGACGGTACTGTAAAAGTTAACGATCTAGTTGGTTTTAGACCAGGTAGTGAATACGAATTTATAGTTGACGGTGAAAAACTATACAGAATATTATCTAATTTTATTACAATCAAATATGAATATCAAGGAGACGAAGAAAAGTATAATCCAAGCTGGGCACAAAGCTGTTGAAGAGTTAATAAAGGTTGCTAAAGAAGCTATTGTTGATTCAGACGATGATATATCAGCTGATAGGCTTAAGAATGCAGCGGCAACTAAAAAACTAGCTATATTTGATGCGTTTGAAATACTTAATAGAATACAAGAAGAAGAGAACTTACTTGATGGTAAAACTCTAGAGGATAAAAAAGAAAAAGTTTTTAAAGGCTTTGCAGAAGGTAGATCAAAATAATGTACGAGCAAAGTTTAGTTAAAACTATTGAGCCAGTTAAAAAAACTACTATAAGTAGACTTAACAAAGGTAAAAAGTGGAAATACGGTTATGACAAAGAACACGATATTATTGTGTTATCACACAGCGGTCAAATAGGTGAAATTATAGAAATACAAAACCTAGCTATAGCTTTACCAAAAACACCTAAACAGATATATAAACATGAAAAAAACAAATGGGTAAAGTTTGAGCAACCTAAAGAGTTAGAACGTTTAAAAAATATATTTGATTGGAGAGCGTATCCAGAAGACCAAAAAGATCAATGGCACGATTATATAGACGAAGAGTTTAAAAGAAGAGAAGAAGGTTTTTGGTTTATGAACAATGATAAACCAACTTATATAGTAGGAACACATTATATGTATTTACAATGGAGCAAAATAGATGTTGGAGCTCCAGACTTTAGAGAAGCAAACAGATTGTTTTATATATTTTGGGAAGCTTGCAAAGCAGATAAAAGATGCTACGGTATGTGTTATCTTAAAAACAGAAGATCTGGTTTTTCTTTTATGTCATCAGCTGAAACAGTTAACTTAGCTACTCTTGCAAGTGATAGTAGATATGGTATATTATCTAAGAGTGGTTCAGATGCTAAAAAAATGTTTACCGATAAAGTTGTACCTATATCAATTAATTACCCTTTCTTTTTTAAACCTGTACAAGATGGTATGGATCGTCCTAAATCAGAACTTGCTTATAGAGTTCCAGCCAGCAAATTTACAAGAAAAAAGATTACGGCTAATGAAAAGCTAGAGAACATACAGGGATTAGACACAACAATTGATTGGAAAAATACAGGTGACAATAGTTATGATGGTGAAAAATTAGCGTTATTAGTACACGATGAAAGTGGTAAATGGGAAAGACCTGATAATATACTAAACAACTGGCGAGTTACAAAGACATGCTTAAGGTTAGGTAGCAGAATAGTTGGTAAGTGTATGATGGGCTCAACTTCAAACGCTTTAGATAAAGGAGGTGATAACTTTAAAAAATTATACAATGCATCAGATGTCACTAAGAGAAATAGAAATGGTCAAACAAAGTCTGGTTTATACTCTTTGTTTATCCCAATGGAATGGAACTACGAAGGATTTATTGACGAGCACGGAGTTCCAGTTTTTACTACTCCTAGTGTCGACTTGTTCGCCCCAGACGGTGAGTTAATAGATGTAGGTGTAATTGATAGTTGGCAAAACGAAGTAGACGGTTTAAAAGATGATCAAGATGCTTTAAACGAATTTTATCGTCAATTCCCAAGAACAACTGAGCATGCATTTAGAGATGAAACAAAAGGTAGTATATTTAACTTAGTTAAAATATATGAACAAATAGATTACAATGAAGAAATGTCTAGAACGTTAGGTATTACAACTGGTAATTTTCAATGGGTTAGTGGTATTAAAGATTCTCAAGTTATATTCTATCCAGATAAAAAAGGTAGATTTAAAATAAGCTGGGTACCACCTCAACATTTACAAAATAGAGTGGTTTTAAAAAATGGTATAAAATATCCTGGTAATGAACACATGGGAGCGTTTGGATGTGACTCTTATGATATATCAGGGACCGTAGATGGAGAAGGTTCTAAAGGAGCTTTGCATGGCCTTACTAGATTTAGCATGGAAGACGCTCCTGCAAACAGTTTCTTTTTAGAATACTTATCAAGACCACCTACGGCAGAAATATTCTTTGAAGATGTTTTAATGGCCTGCGTGTTTTACGGCATGCCTATATTAGCAGAGAATAACAAACCTCGTTTACTGTATTATTTTAGAAGACGTGGTTACAGAGGCTTTAGCATGAACAGACCAGATAAAATATGGAATAAATTATCTGTAGCAGAAAAAGAAGTTGGTGGTATACCTAACTCAAGTGAAGATATTAAACAAGCACATGCAGCTGCAATTGAAATGTATATACAAGCACATGTTGGTTTACAGCAAGACGGATCAGTTGGAGATTGTTACTTTAATGATTTGTTAAACGATTGGACTAGATTTGACATTAACAAAAGAACAAAGCACGATGCTTCTATTAGTTCTGGTTTAGCTATCATGGCTAACAATAGGCATTTGTATGCACCAAACGCTAAGATTGAAAAACCAAAATTAAATATACATATTTCAAAATATGAAAACAAAGGTGGTATGTCTAAAATAATTAAACAATAATATGATAGGAAATTTTCCAAGTCAAGTAGTTAGTGACGCTGAAAAAATAAGTTACGAGTACGGTTTAGAAGTTGGCAAAGCTATTCAAAGCGAGTGGCATGGTAACGAGACTAGTGCTAATAGCTCTAACAGTAGACATGATCATACAAAAAGAACTTTTCATAATTTAAGGCTATATGCTAGAGGAGAACAATCAATACAAAAATATAAAGATGAGCTGTCTATTAACGGTGATTTATCTTATTTAAACTTAGACTGGAAGCCAGTACCTATTATATCTAAATTTGTAGATATAGTAGTTAATGGTATGGCTGAGAGAATGTTTGATATAAAAGCTTACTCACAAGATCCATACGGTGTTGCAAAAAGAACTGAATACATGGAGTCTGTGTTAAAAGATGTAAAAACTCAAGAGTTAAACGAGTTATCTCAACAAGCGTTTGGTATTCCACTAAACGAAAATCCACAAGAAACTTTACCAGAAACAGAAGAAGAAGTTGCTCTTCACATGCAGTTAACATACAAACAATCTGTAGAGTTAGCAGAAGAACAAGCTTTAAATGTTTTATTAGAAGGAAATAAATACGAGTTAACTAAAAAAAGAGTTTTATCAGACTTAGTAATACTAGGTATTGGTGCTACTAAAACAGAGTTTAACACCTCTGAAGGAGTTACTGTTAAATATGTTGATCCTGCTAACTTAGTTTACTCACACACTGAATCACCTTATTTTGATGATATATACTATGTTGGAGAAGTAAAAGAAATACCAATAAACGAACTTGTCAAAGAGTTTCCTCATTTAAAAAACGAAGACTTAGAAAAAATATCAAAATCAAGTTCAACTTTTTATGGTCGTTATCACGATAAAAAAACTAGTGGTGATAGAAACAAAATTCAGGTTTTATATTTTAACTATAAAACTTATATGAACGAAGTTTACAAGGTTAAAAAAACAGGAACAGGTGCTGACAAGTTGATACCTAAAAACGATAGTTTTAATCCGCCAGAAAATTTAGAAGGAGGTTATAGTAAAATGCTTAGACAAGTAGAGTGTTTGTTTGAAGGTGCTATGATACTTGGTACTGAAAAGTTACTTAAGTGGGAAAAATCTCAAAACATGATGCGTTCAAAAAGTGATTATACTAAAGTTAAAATGAATTATAGTATAGTAGCTCCAAGAATGTATGAAGGTAGAATTGATTCGTTAGTTAACAGAGTTACTGGTTTTGCTGACATGATACAGCTTACGCACTTAAAGCTTCAACAAGTTATGGCTAGAATGGTGCCAGATGGTGTTTATTTAGATGCTGATGGTTTGGCTGAGATAGATCTAGGCAACGGTACAAGTTACAATCCACAAGAAGCTTTAAACATGTTCTTCCAAACAGGATCTGTTATTGGTAGAAGCTTTACAGCTGATGGAGATCAAAACCCTGGTAAAATACCTATTCAAGAATTACAATCAGGTTCTGGTGGTAACAAAATGCAAAGTTTAATACAAACGTATAATTATTATTTACAAATGATAAGAGACGTAACAGGTTTAAACGAGGCTTCAGACGGATCTAAACCTGATAAGTATTCTTTAGTTGGTGTTCAAAAACTAGCAGCTGCAAACTCTAACACAGCAACAAGACATATATTACAAGCTAACTTATTTTTAACAGCTGACGTTTGTGAAAAATTATCGCTAAGAATATCTGATATTATAGAGTACTCTCCAACTAAAGACGCTTTTATACAAGCTATAGGTGCTCACAATGTAGCTACACTAGAAGAAGTATCAGAGTTACACCTATATGACTTTGGTATATTTTTAGAGCTAGCTCCAGATGAAGAAGAAAAACAATTACTAGAAAACAACATACAAGTAGCCCTAGGTCAGCAGTTGATAGAACTTGCTGATGCTATAGATCTTAGAGAAATAAAAAGTATAAAACTAGCTAATCAATTATTAAAGATTAGAAGAAAAAAGAAACTTGATAGAGATCAAGCTATGCAGCAAGAAAACATTAAAGCTCAATCAGAAGCAAATCAACAAACACAAGCCGCTGCCGCACAAGCTGAAGTTCAAAAAGCACAACAACTAGCTCAAACAGAAATACAAATAGAACAAGCTAAAGCACAAATGGAATCAACAAGGTTAAGAGAAGAAGCTGAAATCAAAAAACAATTGATAGAAGCTGAATACGGTTTTAAAATGCAATTAGCTAAAATGCAATTAGGTGAAGGTGGTGGAAAAGAAAAAGAAAAAGAAGATCGTAAAGATGAAAGAACAAGAATTCAAGCAACACAGCAATCAGAATTAATTGACCAAAGAAACAGTGGTAAACCACCTAAAAACTTTGAGAAAACAAGTGATGATAATATGCAAGGTGGCTTTGGATTAGGTATGTAAAATTTATTAACTATTATTATATTATATTATGGCAGAAAAAGAAGAGCCAATCGCAAGTGACGAAACTGGCAAAATTAAAGTAAAAGCAAAAACAAAAAAACAACCAGATGGTAACGAAACAAAAGGAAACGTTACTAAAGTTAAAGAAAAAATGAAAATGAAACCAAAAGTTATTGAACAGTCAATGACTAAGGTTGATTTAAATAAACCAATAAAACCAAAAGAAGATGAAATTAAAAAAGATAACCTTAACAACGAGGGAGTGGTTAGAGTCGATGAAAATGCCGATGCCACACAAAAACAAGAAGAAGTATCAAAGGAAGCCGAAGCACAAGAAACTCCAGTCTTACAAGAAATAACAACTGAAGAGAAAAAAGAAATAGTAGCTAGTGCGGCTAAAGAAGCTGTTAAAGAAAATTTAGAAACAGGTAAGCCTTTACCAGAAAACATACAAAAACTAGTAAATTTTATGGAGGAAACTGGAGGTGATCTAACCGACTATGTTACTCTAAACACAAACTATGACGATATGGATAGTCAAGATTTACTATTAGAATATTATAAAAATACAAAACCTCATCTTGATAGTGAAGAAATAAACTTCTTAATGGATGATCAATTTTCTTTTAACGAAGACATTGATGATGAGAGAGATATTAAAAGAAAAAAATTAGCGCTAAAAGAGCAAGTTGCCAACGCTAAAAGCCACTTAGACGGGCTAAAGTCTAAATACTATGAAGATATCAAAATGGGTTCTAAGCTCACTAGTGATCAAAAGAAAGCAATTGATTTCTTTAATAGATACAACGAGGAAGAAGCAGGACGTCAAGAAGTACTTGACAAAAACACTTCTACTTTTTTAAATAAAACTAATCAAGTTTTTAACGATGAATTCAAAGGTTTTGAATACAATATCGGAGATAAAAAGTTTAGAATGAATGTCAATAATACCGAAAAGGTTAAAGAAACACAAAGCGATATTAACAATTTCATCAAAAAGTTTTTGAATGAAAATGAAGCAATTGAAGATGCTGCGGGTTATCATAAATCTTTATATACAGCAATGAACGCTGATACTATAGCTAATCATTTTTACGAGCAAGGCAAATCAGATGCTTTAAAAGAAAGTATTTCAAATGCTAAAAACGTAAACATGGAAGCTAGACAATCACATGGCGAAGTAAATGCTGGTGGTATGAAAGTAAAAGTACTAGGTGATAATTCTGCTAATTTTAAGTTTAAAATCAAAAACAATAAATTTAAAAAATAATTAAAAATAAAAAATTATGGCAATATCAAATCCGGGAGGTAATTTGAATAGTGTACCTGCTTCACAGCAACAAACACTAGCTACAAATTATCTAGATTTCAACACAGACATGGGTTGGGCTCAACAATATTTACCAGATCTTATGGAGCAAGAAGCTGAAGTTTTCGGACCGAGAACTATTTCAGGTTTCTTATCTCAAGTAGGAGCTGAAGAAGCGATGCAAGCTGATCAAGTTATTTGGTCTGAGCAAGGTCGTTTACATTTATCTTACAAAGTTAAATTAACAACTGCAACAAATATCTTGATACAAACAGATATCGACGGTGCTAAAGGTAATGGTACAGCTGGTATATCTAACGGTTTAACAGGTGTACATCACGGTCTTAGAGTTAACGACACTATTATATTATCAGATGCTAATCAGATTAAAAAATGTATGATTACAGCTGTAAATGCTAGTGATAGTTGTACTATTCAGACTTATGATGGTAGTACTCTTACTGCAACTAATGCTAACTTAGCAACAACTATATTAGTTTATGGTTCTGAATTTGCTAAAGGTGTTGGTTACAATAATACTAACGACACTACTGTAGAGTCAAGAGGTGCTAACGAACCAGACTTTAAAACATTTTCTAACAAGCCAATTATAATGAAAGACTACTACGAAGTATCAGGTTCTGATACAGCTAGAGTTGGTTGGGTTGAAACAACTTCTGAAAGCGGACAATCAGGTTACTTATGGTACCTAAAAGCTGAAGCTGACACAAGAGCTAGATTTAACGATTACGTTGAAATGGCAATGTTAGAAGGTGAAATAAACCGTCTTGACGCTGTTAACACTCTTGTTGAAGATGCTTTATATGGAGCTGACGGAGCAAAAACAGTTGGTACTGAAGGTTTATTTGCTGCTATTGAAGATAGAGGTAATATAACTACTGGTGTAACTGGTGTTAATGCTGCTACTGATTTAGCTGAGTTTGACGCTATCTTAGCTGAGTTTGATAAGCAAGGTGCTATAGAAGAAAACATGATGTTTGTAAACAGAGCTACTTCGTTAGCAATGGACGACATGCTAGCTTCTATGAATTCTTACGGAGCTGGAGGTACTTCTTACGGAGTATTTGACAACTCAGAAGATATGGCATTAAACTTAGGTTTCTCAGGTTTCAGACGTGGATCTTACGATTTCTACAAGTCTGACTTTAGATATTTAAATGACTTTGCTACAAGAGGTGGTATTAATGCTGCTAATGCTTCAGAAGCAATTAGAGGTATTATAGTTCCTGCTGGGACTTCTACTGTTTATGATCAAATGTTAGGGAAAAACTTAAAGCGACCATTTTTACATGTTCGTTACAGAGCTTCTCAAACTGATGACAGAAGAATGAAAACATGGGTTACTGGTTCTGTTGGAGCTGCTACATCTGCTTTAGATGCAATGCAAATCCACATGTTAACTGAAAGATGTTTAATTACTCAAGGTGCTAACAATTTCATGTTAATGAAATAAGCACATTTATATTAAAGACCGGGGCTTCGGCCTCGGCCTTTTATTTTTATTAATTTTATTATATATTATATTATGGCAAAAACAACAAAAAAAGCTTACGCAGGAGATCCTGGCGATGAGCATGTAGAAACAATAGTTAAAGAAACAATAGTAGAAAAACCAGTAGCAAGAGAAAGACTAAAACCATCTAATGAGTGGGAGATAAAAGACAGGATTTACAATTTAAAAGGAAGAAAAAAACCTCTTTCAAGATCAATTAAATCTGCTAATATTTTTTGGTTTGATGAAAACAAAGGTTACGAAAGAGAGTTAAAATATTGTCAAAATCAAAGAACATCATTTGTTGATGAAATGAAAGGTGATCAAAGATTAGAACACATTATTTTTAGAAGTGGACAGTTGTTTGTACCAAAAGAACAAACTGTTTTACAAAAACTATTATCTTTGTATCACCCTCATAAAGATAAAATATACGAAGAGTACAAACCATCAGCTCTAGCAGCCGAAGAAATTGATACTTTAAACATGCAAGTTGACGCTTTAGTAGCGGCTAGAAATATTGACATTGATATGGCAGAGGCTATCATGCGTGTTGAGAGAGGATCTGATGTGTCTAACTTAAGTTCTAAAGAACTTAAAAGAGATTTATTAGTATTTGCTCGTAACAATCCTAAACTCTTCTTAGAGTTAGCAGATGACGAAAATGTAATGTTAAGAAACTTTGGTATTAAAGCTGTTGAAGCTGGAATAATAAGGTTGTCAACTGATCAAAGAAACTTTTTGTGGGGAAGTAATGGAAAAAAACTAATGGTTATACCATTTGATTCACATCCATACACTGCCTTAGCATCATGGTTTAAAACAGATGAAGGAATGGAGATATACTCCAATATTGAAAAAAGATTAAATTAATCTAACTGTAGATGCGGTCGCTCTACGGGGCGATCGCAAACTACAAATTAAAAAGAAATTATGGCAATAAGCGTAGATACAGTATATCAAAAAGTTTTAGCTTTAGCTAATAAAGAACAAAGAGGTTACATAACACCTCAAGAGTATTTATTATTAGCTGATCAAGCGCAGCAACTTATATTTGAACAATACTTTTACGATATAGACAAGTCTTTAGATTTGTTTGCCAACAACACTGAGTACAGCAATAGAATGAGCGAGATAGAAGAAAGATTAGCTCCTTTTAAAAACACAAATGTAGATATGGCAAGTGTGTCAGGTTCTACAATGACACTACCAACAACTTTACATAGATTAGGAACTGTTTTTTACAACGACGGTACTAGAAGTGTTAAGGTGGAACAAGTAGATGCAGGTGAAGCTGAGATGATGCAGCAAACAGCTTTGTATGCCGCTACTCAATTAAGACCTATTTATGTAAGAAGAACAGCAACTAAAATACAGTTTTATCCTAGTTCGGCAACGCCGGCATATTCTACGTCAACGGTAAACTGTAACTTTATTGATACACCTGTAAAACCAATTTGGAACTACACTGTTGTAAACAATCAAGCTTTATATAACACTACAGGTTCTGTTGATTTTGAACTTCACGAGTCTGAAGAAACTGATTTAGTTTATAAAATATTAGAAATGGCTGGTGTTGTTTTAAACAAACCAGGTTTAGTTCAAATAGCTACAAACGAAGAAACAGCACTAATAGCAAAAAAACAATAATAAATGGGATTAATATCACAAACAGGGCAACAGTATTATAGTACAGCGTCACCAACGCCTTTTGGTAATTATCAATTTGTATCGCTAGAGCATATTATAAATCAGTTTATAATAGCTTATGTTGGTGAAGATAAAATTATAAGCAAAATTAAAAGAACAGATGTAGCTTTTCACGCTATGAGAGCTTTGCAAGAATTATCTTTTGATACTTTTAAATCTATTAAATCTCAAGAAATAGTTTTGGCACCATCATTAACAATGGTACTTCCGCAAGATTATGTTAACTATGTAAAATTATCTTGGAGCGATGGCGATGGAAATGAGCATGTAATATATCCAGCAATCACAACCTCAAACCCGCTTCAAGTACAACAAGATGCAGATGGTGTTTATCAATACGATGGAACTGCTCTTGACACAGATAACACGTCAACAACAAATGAAAGTTTTAAATCAAACACTTCAGATCAAGATGCTAGTTTAGTAGATCACCATGATCATTGGTTGTTTGATGGAACAAGATATGGTCTTGATCCGCAAAGATCTCAAGTTAATGGAGGGTTTTTTATAGACGAAAACACAGGTAAAATTCATTTTAGCTCTAACATTGCTGGAAAAACTATAATATTAAAATACATAAGTGATAGCCTTGGTACTGACGACGAAATGAAAGTGCACAAGTTTGCAGAAGAAGCTATGTACAAACATATTGCCTACGCTGTTATGTGTACAAGAAAAAATATTCAAGAGTATATTGTACATAGATTTAAAAAAGAAAGATTTGCTGAAACAAGAAAAGCAAAATTAAGATTATCAAACATCAAGCCAGAAGAGCTTACGCAAATTTTAAGAGGAAAGTCGAAACAAATAAAACACTAGTATATGCCAGAGTTGAAGCGTAATTTTACAAAAGGTCGAATGAATAAAGACCTTGATGAAAGAATGATACCTAACGGTGAGTATAGAGATGCTTTAAACATTGAAGTGGCTACTTCTGAAGCGTCAAACGTAGGAACTATACAAACAGTAAAAGGTAATACTAAAGTTTCAACTACTTTGGCTGCTGATTTATTTGGTGTTAATGCTACTTGTGTTGGAGCTATAGCTAACGATAAAAATGAGAAATTATATTGGTTAGTTTCGTCTCCAGATAAAAACACAGAAGCTAGTAAAACTCATACTCACACCGAGCAAGATGACAGCGGAAGTGTTAGCGTTGTTAACAATGTATACTCTGATTATATAATGGAGTATGATGAAAAAAATAATGAAAAAAATTATATAGTAGTAGAAAATTACAA